GATCGGTGGCGATGACGTAATGATTACAAACCATATAAACATATACCTAAGATGAACGAGAAAGAGATTAATGCAGAGATAAGGGCACTGAGGAGCACACTGACTGGCAACCTTTTTGAGGATGCCGACACGCACAGTGCGATATACGAGCTGAAGAAGATACTGAAGCCAGAGATAGTTACTAACCCAGAGCTAGATGACGACGATGAATGTCTGTCATGTGGATCATAAACAAATCAATATGTCAAACAAGAAATCAGAAAGAATAATTACAGCATCGATACTGGTTATTTATTTAGTTAGTGCTGTGTTGTTTTGTAATGGACAGTACGTATGGAATGCAATTATTAATTAAACCAAAACAAAGATGAGTAAATCAATAGCAAAGTCGTGTGCAATAAGCGACATAAGAAAAGAGTACTTTGAAATAAACAAGTGTGGATGGAATAACATTTACTTCTCCACATTAAATGCATTTGCTACTGATGAAGAATACAAAAGAATGAACAAAGAAATTATTAGAATTGACCTGACACAGCAGGTTGATAGAGGTTGTACGGCCCAAATTTACTCTATAAAATCTCATGGGGCCTAAGCTGGTGATTACCAGACACGGAGATATGATGAAACCTTGGACAATTTAGTTAGTGCATTAACTGATGTCTGTATGGGATTAAGCCGTGAAAGAACGGGGCAGACTGTGAAAAAAACTGCCCCTTTTTATTTATTTACTTAAAAAAACAAATTAAAATGAAAACAGATTTTTCATATAACTTTGCTACGTATAGCAAGCAAGAAAACAGTCCTCAGCTAGACATTGAGGATATATTGGATGATGTAGATTATATTGTGTGTCCACACAAAAGAATCTGCAGATTAAAAGATGATAACCAAACTAAGATTGTAAATTTATTTCATAATGCAGTGCCTTATATAGCAGTATATAGAGATGTTATGGCAGGTTGTATTACTATTAAAGAAATAAAAAAGATTCAAACTAAATATGATGGTCCTGGTACTCAGATATTATATTATGGTAGACTGGACTATGAGTCTGTACACTTAACTAGAAATCATAAAAAGTTTACTAGAAATGCTAATTCAGATTGTTATTTTAGTATACATAGAACCAATAAAGGACAGACTATATTATATATTGGTAGTAGAGAAACTAAATGCCCCAGATATGAGCAGATTTGAAGAAATAGTGTTTGGTAAAACATGCACAAAAATATTTATTGCACTTACTGTCATGTGGGCAGTATGTGCAGTAATATTATCAGTAAAAAATATATTAACACTTTTAAAATAAATTAGTATGCTACAAGCAACAGATGAATGTTACATCTACATTAAAGATGGAAAAGAATTATTTACCTCTAATATAGATCTTGCTCATAAAAGAGCAGATGAAGGTACTGAAATCAAAGTTATTAAATTACAAATTATCACTTAAAACAAAATTATGAATGCTTTTATGATTGAAGAAGTGCAACAGTTGCACATTGCAGTACATAGCGAGTCTATTACTGAAAGAGAAATTAGAAATAAATATAAATGCAAGTTAACAGAAAGTAATCTTGCAATTATAAAAGAAAAATTGCTTAAACTCCATAGTGTAATGATGTATGGAGAATTAGGTATGCTGAACACAAATGATTTATAAACTCTCTAAAAAAAGAAAAATGAGAAAAACAATTACGTTATCAGATTTTATGAAGATTGCTATACCAGTTATAGCTGTTATTGCATTAGTATTAATTATGTCTAGTTGTGGAACTGGACACGTAAGCTGTGATGCTTATGGTCAAAATGATATAGAATATGGGGACATATCAGGAGATGAAGCAAGCTGAAGCTGACATAGCAAGATTACAAAAAGAAGTAGATTACTCTGCTTATTGGGCTGATTATGCTGTAAGAAAAGAAGAGTTGGAAAGTGCTAGAGAAAAGTATCGTTCATTGAAATATGAATATACTATTCAAAGCTCTGTACTTATATTAGTAGTATTTGTTACAATAGCAATTGCTACAAGTTATTTACTTGGAGGTGTGTAGTGCACCTCCATAATTTATGATTAGAAATGGCATATAAAAAGAAAAATAGAGGAGCTTCATTAGTAGCTCAAAAAGAAGGTAACTTACTTAGATTTAGTTGTAGTTACTATGACAAATGGGTTATGCATGAAGCAGACCTTGACAAGCAAGAGACTGAAGTAATAGTAGGATTTCATTATTATCCTTTTCAACATCAAAATAAACCATTGAAGTGGATGAAGAATCTATTGGGTAAGCAATTTATTGATTACATACAAGAATTTGATGGTGCAAAATGGGATATAGATCTTACTAGTGGTGGTAAAAGAGTTACTATGAGGAAGGTTGTACCAGGTATACACATTGGTGATGACTTCAGAAATATTAACTTAGGTAAATTTGTAGCTAAGGTTGCAAGTAATCTTAGTAGCTATCTAAAGCAAGAAGGATTAAGTGCTGTTGTTCAGCATTATGATTCTGTTGCAGATAGTCCAAGAAAGATGTTAAGACCTGATATATTACCTACTTGTATTGATGCAGTAGTTAAAGAGTTTCCGCATTTAGATCCAAATACAGATCTTAATAATCAATATGAGTATAGGAATGTGGTAGATATAACTCAAGGTAGAGAACCTGATTTGGAAGATTTACCATTCTAAGATTTTTTTAAGTGGATAAGCACAAGGCTGAAGATGTAATGTCTTCAGTCTTATGCTTTAAAAACAAAACTATGCAGATAAAAAAAGTAGGTATAAACCTTACAGAAAGAGATATAACATCAATGGTTGAGACCATATGTAAAGAAACACAAAGTACACAAAAAGCAAATCAAATTGCAGATCTATTTACAGAACTTTTATTAAAAAGTACTGAAGCGTCTACATTGTTTGTGCAAATTATGCTCGGTAAAGGTTTGCCAATAGTGTGTCACGAAGGAGATGTAATTAGATGTAAATGGGATAGAGTTAAAGTAGGACTGTCAAATGCAGATGAGATACTTGAACAACTTCATGAAAATAATCTGATTAATGTAGATAATGAAGTTGTCTGTTATGTAAAATCATTTAGAGGTTATACAGAATATTTTCCATATACTATAGAGTTTAAATATGGAGATGATCTATATGCATCTTGTAGTATGGGATTTGAAGATGTAATAATCTAAACACATTAGACACCATTAATTGTGGGGCTCATTAGTGGGCTTCCTTGGTGTCTTTCATTTAACCTGTAACTGACCCTTGAGTTTTAATTAAACAATAGTCTGCGGTGACTATGAGGGTCAGAGCAGGTTTTACTCATTATATTTTAGTCGAATATATGCTTGTAGCAGATGACAAGGGAGAAATCAGAAAATATTTTTCCCTTGTTAGCTATATAATGGTAAATATTTATTGTTTACACGTTAACCTTTAAAGATTTATTCCGTAATTAGTATATGAATTATCAGTTACCTAATGGAAAAGTAATATACATCTCTATAGATGAATACTTATCTATGACTGATGAAGACATTCAATACTTTATAGCATCAGACTATGGTGATACTATTATTAATCCGTTTAGTGGATCAGCAGTAGACACAAAAAGTAAAGCATCAAAAGAACCTGAAGAAGATCTTAGAGATTTTACAGGATTTCCTGATGATGACGGAGAACAATTTCCTACAGATTTTGATATAAAGAATATATCATCTTAATGTAATAGCTTAATTTATTTAAGCCAACTTACTTGCATTTGGCAATGTGCAAGTATAGTATCTAGTTGCCATCAATTATTTAATTATTTATTTATTTATTAAAAATTTAACTATGAATCAAAAAGTTAAAGTAGTAGCTAATGCTACAACAGGAGCGATTGTTAATGTATCAGAGAACAATCCAGAGTACGGTTTTATTAGATTAGAACAAGTAAGATCAGTTATTGATGATAATGGTTTCTTAAAGAATAAAGCAATTTCAACTTTATTACAAGGTGAAACAGAAGATCTTAAAGCATTAGGATTTTTTGCAGGTCAAGAACTTGATGGTAGAATTCGTATTACAGAATCATTAGAGCCATTTAATACTAAAAATCCAGATAGAGATTTAAAAGTAGCAGGAGAAACAGGAATTGTTTGTTCTAAAGAAGGTTCTGCAATTTATCGTAAGACTACTTATGATCCAACAGGAACTAAAGAAGAATCTTATGTACAGCATGATAATATTGCTGAATTACGTGCAGCATATGAAGGTCAAAAGACATCAGGTGCAATGAAAGCTAATGAAGATTTCTCTATAGGAGGATAATAAGATAAACAATAGTAAAGGGGAGTAGCAATATTCCCCTTTTTATTTATGAATTTACCAAAAAAACAGTTGTATATGAGTTCGACTAAAAAACAAAAATTTGAGTACTCTGGAAAATTAGAAGAGTACCAGTTGTATAAGAAAAATACTTATACTAAATATGAAACAGACCAATATTCTCAATATCAGAACTTTCTGTATAAGAGAGCATTATATGGTCTTAAGTCTTTACCTGCTGAAGAAGTAGAAAAGATGAGTAAGCAAAAGAAAATCAGAATCCAAAAGGTTAATAGAAGAGCACAGCGTGTGCTTAATGAAGCTAAACAAAAAAAAGTAATTACTATTACTAATGGATTGTTTGCTAAATGGTTTCCTGATACAAGTTTTACCAAGTTTATGCTTGGTAATACTGATACTGATGATAAAGTTAGAAACACTTTAAATTTTAAAGATTTAAATATTGATAAAAATGAAATAATTCGTATATTTATTGAAGAAGGAATCTTAAGTTCAAACTTTTTAAGTTTAAAAAGAGATCCTAATAGCTTACCAAGACTTAAAAGTGTATAAAAGACCACCATTATCAGAAATTGATCAAGAGTTTGTAGATCTTACTAAGAATTTTGACTTAGAAGATTGGAGAACTGTGAGAAATGAAAATTATTGGTGGGTAGAAGATATACCTGGGTTTAGAAGGCCCAGGTCTACTTATGAAAAGCTTGATTTAATTAGACACTATGTCAATAAAGGTGTTCCAAAATGAAACAAAAGCTAAAAGAATGTGATGGTTGTCAAAAGATGACTGTTATATGGAAGAATCATGAGGGTAATAGGTACTGTAAATATTGCTGGAGTTGCCACAAAAGCAGTACTAATAAGCCAAAGAAACCAAACGTATCTATCCCTCGTGTTTCTACCAAAAGAAAGAAGAAAGATGTTGAGTATCTTAAGTTAAGAGAAAGATATCTTACTGATAATTCCTTATGTAAAGTTAAAGTAGATGGTTGTAGTAGTAGTGCTACTGATATCCATCACACCTATGCAGGCAGTGACCGTGATGTGTATTATTTGATACAGAGTACGTGGATTCCTGTTTGTAGGAATTGTCACAATTGGATTCACAGTAATCCAAAAGAAGCAAGAATTATGAAATATTTAAAATAACTATATGAGACAATTTAGAGTTGATAAGAATATTACATGTCATTTTAACTATACTAAATTGTATAGATCTAGTGATGCAGCTCATCTTATTGAAGTTAGACCTGGTGTCAAATTTTGGATACCAAAAGCTTGGATAATTAAATTTGATAGAAAAAAGAAAAGAATTGATATCAAAGGCTATTGGGCAGAAGAAATGAAGTTAAAATTAAAAGGCGTTGTTAAATGAATAGAGATAAAGTACAAGCAGAAGCTCTCAAAAAAACTATAGGTATTAACAGATGTGGTTTAGGATTAGCTACTGGTGTCGGTAAGACACTTGTAGCACTAAATCATTTGGAAAGTAATTATTCTCCTATGTTAGAAATACTTGTAGTTGCACCAAAACTATCAATTTTTGATAGTTGGAGAGCAGAGGCAAGAAAGTTTGATAAAGAAAATTTGTTAGCAAGAGCTACATTTACAACTTACTTAAGCTTAAATAAACAGAATCCAAAAGACTTTGATATAGTATATCTAGATGAATGCCATAGCTTATTAGATTCTCATAGAGAATTCTTAAATGAGTATAATGGCAAGATTCTGGGTCTTACAGGTACACCACCTAAGTATCACAAATCTGAAAAAGGTAAATTGGTAGATCAGTTCTGCCCAATAGTGTATGAATTTGTTACTGATAGTGCTGTAGATAATAATATTCTAAATGATTATCAGATAATTGTACACGAGCTTGAGTTAAGCACAAAGAATAATTATCTAGTAGAAATGAAGAATAAAAGTTTTAAAACTTCAGAGCAAAAGAACTATGGTTACTGGTGTAATAGAATTGACACTGGTGCAGGTAGTATGCATATACTGCGTATAATGAGGATGAAAGCAATGAAAGAGTATCCAAGCAAAGAGCAGTATGCTAAGTTATTATTTAATAGTATTAATGATAAATGTATAATGTTTGCTAATACTCAAGAACAAGCTGATAGACTATGTGAGCATAGTTACCACAGTAAGAATCCTGACTCTGAAGATAATCTTGAATTATTTAAAGAAGGTACTATAAATAAGTTATCTTCTGTAATGCAATTAAATGAGGGAGTTAATATTCCAAACCTTAGACAAGGAATTATTATGCATGCATATGGTAATGAAAGAAAGTCTGCTCAGAGAATAGGGAGATTACTGAGACTTAATCCAGATGAAAAAGCTATAGTACATATATTATGTTATAAACATACTGTAGATGAAAAATGGGTAAAGACTGCCTTAGAAGGTCTAGATGCTTCCAAAATAGAATGGAAAGATTATAATGTTAACCTGGGTTAGATAGCTATTATCTGCCCAAAAATTAGTATATTATTGTATGGGTGAATCTAAAACACATAAGATTACTTTGTATAATGATGACAAACTCAGTTTTGAGTATGTCACAGCATGCTTGACTAAAATATGTGGTCACACACCTATTCAAGCAGAGCAATGTGCAATTTTAGCACACAATAAAGGTCAAACAGATATTGCATCAGGACCTTTTAATAAAATGTATGAAATATTAGAAACCTTAAATTACGTAAAGGTAGAGGCAAGTTTAGAAGTATATGAAAGCAATTTGTATTGATAGCAGTAATAAGCCTGAAAATATCTCAGAATATGAATGGATAGAAGAAGGCAGTGTATATACTATTACAGAAGTAGTGGAAATGGGATTACAAGAAGGTAAGCTCGGAGTTGCTTTTGAAGAAATAGAACTTACAGATGCTTCTGCTCCTTATAAATATTATTCATTAGAAAGATTTCTTTTAATTCCAGATGATATGACTTTAACTGTAGAAAGAGTTATGCAAACTAAAACTAAGTTAAAAGAAAGTCTAAAAAAAGAAATAGATATTTATGCAGAAGATGCAGATCTAACAAACTTAATTTAATTAACAAACAATTTATGGAAAATTTTAGTTTCCACCTAGCAATGGTGGTAGTAGCGGTATATTCTGTAGTATCTCAAATTTGTGCTGCATACTTTTTGTATTTAATTGCGCAAAGTCATGAGTTTGCTTACACATTATTTATTGGGCCCTTTGAGGCAGAACTAAAAGGTCTCCTATGGCCATTTTTTATATAAAATATGACATTAGATAAGAAAGAACTTAAAAAAGCTTTCAATTCTATTCCTAAAACAAGACAAGATCAGTATGTAGATCAGAGATCTTATATTATTGGTGCAATGTACTATGGATGCGGTATGACAGAACAAGCAGTAGCTGATTTCTTAAATACATGTAGAAATAGAGTGCATCATAATAAGATAAATGCTCTCAAGTTTAAAGATGATCAAAGTTTTATAACTAACACAGATACATTAAAGAAGAAGTTTCCGTATGAAGTAAAAGTGAGACTTAAGAAGAATGTAATGGCTAAAAGAATTATAAGCTTACATAGTATATTTGGTAAAAAGAGTGGTTATAGACTTGCTCTTGATGAAAAACTATGTAATAATCTTGAAAAATATTCTAGAGTTTGTGGAACAAGAAATGCAGAAAGTACAATTAGAGCAGTATTAACTAAATTCTTTGAAGAATGGGAAGAATGAAAGAATTATGTATTGATATAATGAATGCAAATGATGGAGAATTACCTCCAGGATTAACATCAGGAGATGTGTTAAAGATGTATGAACTTAAAATTTATAACTGGGATGAGTACAACAAGACAGTTGCGGAGGCAGATTATAATGAAAAAGATCTCACAAAGTTTGACTGGAAAACAGACGCGAGAGAGAATAAAAAAGAAGAAGAACCTTTCTAGAGTAAATAATGAGCAAGGCAATTAAGATTCAGCAGACTAAGACCTTGGTTACTAAAGACAATAACAATAGTGCAAACTGTATAGCACCAAATCTAATCTATGGATGTTTTGGTGGCTGTGTAGACACTTATTGTTATATGTCACGGTACAATGGTCATAGAGTATTTGTAAATACTAATGTAGATGACATATTTGAATCTGTTGTTAAGTGGGAAGAAGGTTTTACCAAGGTCCCTGATCAGCAGGATCCTAAATATACTATGGTAGATGTAGCTTGTAATACTGATTTAGTATTGATGCAGAAACATTTACCAGAACCACTGATAGATTATCTTAAAAGATATGATGATCATCCACAGCTTAATAGTACAATGGCCACTAAGTATCCAAAGTTGCTAAAGCTTGATGTAAATCATTTTAACAAAAAACCTAGGGTAAGAGTTAGTCTTATGCCTCAGAGGTTTGCAGATGTATTAGAGCCTAAGATGCAGAAGGTTGCAGATAGGATCCCTGAGATCAATAGACTTAAGGACCTTGGGTGGGAAGTGCACGTTAACTACAGTCCTCTTGTTTTCTATAAGAAATGGAAACAAGACTACAGTGAGTTATTTAAGATGGTAAAAGATATAGCAGGAGTAAATAAATGTGAGGTAATTGCATTAACTAATCATGCTAATCAAATGGCAAGGTCTTCTGACCAGGCCAAAGAATTAATGAGCCTCAGCTATGAAGTAAAAAATAGTTCAGGCGTTATGAGGTATCCTTTGAAACATAAAACAAGGTTACTTGAGGAGTTTAAAGAACTATACTCACAGTACTTTGATTTAGACACAATAAGGTATATTTTTTAACTGATGCACCCATAGCTCAGATGGATAGAGCAACTGCCTTCTAAGCAGTAGGTCTTAGGTTCGACTCCTAATGGGTGTACTAATTTTTAAATTTAAATTATGAGTAAAAGTAAACAGCCAAATGATGGTAAAAAGTGGACAGAAGAAGAAGTCCAATATGTTGTAAAAAATTATTTTAAGAAAGGAATTCTACATTTATGTCAACATTTAGGTAGAAGACAAGAAAAAATAGAAGATAAAATAGGTGATTTAAGAAGAGAAGGTTATTTCTTAAATCATATTAGTGATAAAGAAGCTATAGATTATCTTAACTCTATGCAAGAATTTCATTCTGATTTATTAGTGTTTATGCTACATAAAATGAAACAAGAAAAAGAAAGTATAGAAAAATCTATAAGAGAAATACAAGCCCATATAGATATCCAAGAAATGATGTTTAAGCTTCCTAAAAAAGTTTTAGAAAATGAGCACTAACATAGCAGATTGGATGGAACATTGGGATCACTTTGATAGAGATCTCTATATAGCATATTTAATAGCAAAACAAAACAAAGATGATGAAAACAATAAACAGATTTGATGCAGTAGTTAATATGGTGCCCAAAGAAGGGATTTCAATCTTACATGTAGATGTAGAAGATGCGCCATTTTATATACAGTACGACACAAAAGAAGAGTTAGAACAAGATTTTAATATAGGTATACACCCTTTCTACAAATCTATCAACATAGAACCAAAGACTATAGTAAAAGATTGGGGTGAAGGTTCAGTAGACATCTCTGTTAAGGGAGGTACTCAAGAAGTTTATCTAAACACTAATTGTTTGTACATGGTAAAAGATGGTAAAGTGGCAACTAAAAACAAAGATGATGAATAAATTTGAAAAATTTGATAAATGGTTAGGAACTAATAAAGGTGCAAGAGTTAGATTTATTGTTTTATTAACAATATGTACTCTTGGTTTGCTTTACCATTTAGTAGGGTGTGGTAAAGAACAAGGAAAAACAAGAATGGAGCTTGCAGATGAAGAATGGAGTAAAGCTGAAATGATTGATATTAAATATTATAAGAATCCAGGTGATCCTAGATTTGTAGAAACTTTTGAAATGGATGGATATAAGTTTGTAATATTTTTCAATAATCGTGGTAGTGCTATGGTAGCAGTACCTTTAAATAATAAATAATATGGCTATACCTTGTTATAAATGTAGAGAAGAAAAAGAAAGATCTGAAATGGAGGATCTTGGAGTGTGGGTATGTAAAGAATGTCTAGAGACATTAGATAGCAAAAGTAAAAAGAAAAAAAAGTAAATTATGAGTAAATCAGATGAACATATAAAAGAGTTATTAAAAGCAACTAGAAAACATGATGGAATGCATGCTATAGTTAAAAAGAATCAGATATTAGTTGACTATAGTGGAGAAAAATTAGATGACATGGAAGATATCCCAGGTTGGGAATATTTAATGCCAATTGCTGAAAAGTTGTATGAACAATATGAAGAGCAAATAGAGGAAGGTACATATGATTGGATGATATTTGATTATGGAGTTAATAGATTTATGGTATGGGGTGAACTAGCAAGCTTCATTGAAGATATGAAAGAAAACGCAGAAATAGAGGCAGCTTATGAGTAAAGATTTAAATAAACATAGACAGGTAAGAGGTATAGATAGTAATCTACATGATTATGATCGTATAAGAGAGACTATAGAAGAAAATAAATTTAGTCTCTGCCATTTAGGAGAGCGTATAATTGATTTATATAAAGATTATCCTAATGATGCTGACTTAGGTAAAGAAGTAAGAAAAGCAATATTATCATGGAAAGAAGAATAAGAAACTTAAGTAAAAAAATATGCTTGGAGCATTTTGAAATAACAAATGCTCCAGAATGTAATAACTTACATATGCTATGGTATATGTATGTCAAAGGAACAAAAAAAGATACTTACAAACCTTTTGTGTTTCTTGCTGAATTAAGGTTGTTACAGTATCTTGGTTATATGGATCCAGATAGTGTTAAAAATGCTGTAAGATTACTAGAATCTCCTGATAAAGAGAATTGGTTTGTAGCTTCTCAAGTAATTAATTTTTTTAGAAAAGAAAGAATTAAAGATCTTGGTGAGTTTGATCCTACCCACGGTAAGTATATGATGGTTAGAAAAGAATATGAATCTAAAATTTTAAACCAAGAAGTTTGGAGTAATAAGAAAAAATTAGAAAAGAATGACTGAACAAGAACTAATGGACCTAGACTTTGAGAAAGTTATGGTATATGATGAAGAAAGTGATAATGGTTATGATTATTATTACTTTCGTAAAAGACTTGCAGGTGGTATAATAATGGTGGGTGATACAACATTAAGTGGAAAGCTCCATGTAACTGTAGATGATGTTACAGCTTTAGAAGTAAAAGATATAAACCTTGTAAAAGAATTAATAAATGTTTTCAGCAAAATTAAAAATGCAGAACGGGAAGCTAGTCTATCCAAAGAAAATGGATAAGGTAGCTTTTAAGTTATTTACTGAAAAACTTTCTGAAGGACAAGAGGTAGACATATTTTTGTCTATCTCTGATTCTAATGGAAGTGGTGCACAAATATCTAAAGTGCATAAATGTATACGTGAACTGGCCAAGGAAAGTGGCTATAGCTTTGATGATATGAAAAAGCTAGTAAAAGATAAAGCAGGATTACTTATAGTAAATGATTATAAGTCTTTTGCAGAATGTGATAAAGATGAATTAAGTTTGGCTATTCAAGCCTGTATAGAGATTGGTGAATTTTATAATGTTAATCTTCATTAGGTTTAACTTCTTTTTCTTGAAGAAAGCCTTGAGATTTAGCTTGAGCTTCAATTTCAGCTATTAGCAATGTAAAAGTATGAAAGATTCTTTCTTTTTCATCAAGTTTTTCATATGGATTAGAGACAATATTTTTTATAAAAGTTTCTGGATTACCATTTTTTATATCATACGTTTCTTTAAAAAGAGTATACAAAGATGCTTTACACATCATATAAAAAGTTTTATTTACTTTGATGTTTATAATAGCACCATCTTTAATTTCTTGTACTTGAAGAGATTCCATTTTGAATTTTATCAAATATAAATAAAATATGACAAAAACCATAGACATAGAAGACATTAAACAAAAAATATTTAAAAAATTAGAACCATCAGGTTGGAGTAGACCTCTTAAATCTTTTATATTTAGTTCTGATTTTGAAAATATAATTAAACAATTAGTAACACTATCTAAAGATGGTAAAAGATTTACTCCTAAGCTTAGTCAGTTATTTAGAGCATTTGAAGAATGTCCTTATAATGAACTTAAAGTAGTTATAGTAGGACAGGATCCTTATCCTAAATTAGGAGTAGCTGATGGCATTGCATTTAGTTGTAGCAATACCATGGAGCAGCAACCAAGTTTAAAGTTTATTTTAGATGAAGTAAACAGAACTGTATATGATGGAGTAGGTCAGTCACATAATCCAGATCTCACAAGATGGGCCAACCAAGGCGTGCTAATGTTAAATACTGCACTTACAACTACTGTAGGTAAAATAGGACAACATTATCCTATATGGAAGCCGTTCCTGGCCTATTTATTTGATCATCTTACATTTGGTCATACAGGATTAGTATATATCTATATGGGTAAACAAGCTCATGAGTGGAAAGATACTGTACATGATATGAATTATAAATTTCTGATTAGTCATCCAGCAAGTGCTGTATACAATAAAGGACAGAAGTGGGATTGTAAAAATGTTTTTACAGATGTTCAAAAGATTTTAAAAGACAATAATAATTTTTCCTTAACTTGGTAGCATGGATGAAATATTTAATAGATTAATAAAGGAGAAGTTAACACCTAACTCTTTATATGTATTACACTGTATGAAGAATAAGGTATCTGTATCTAAATCTTTAGCTAATTCTGACCTAGAAGTACATAGGTTATTAGCAGAAGGTTGGCTTACTGATAACTTGCAATTAAGTAGTAAAAGCCTTATCTTTATGGAAGAATTAGGCTCTTATTTTAGAAAGAGTAAAAAGAAAACTTCTAAGGATTTACTAGGAGATAACTTTGATACTAACATAAAGTTATATAACTCATTATTTCCTGCTAAAAAACTTGGAAGTGGTAAGTATGCAAGAACTAATGTAAAGAATTTAGAATCAGGTTTTAGATGGTTCTTTGAAAATTATGATTACACATGGGAAACTATATTAAAGGCTACTAGAAAGTATGTACTTGAGTATAGTATGAAAAATTATGAATATATGAGAACATCCCAATACTTTATTAGAAAACAAGGCTCAGATAAATCATTTGAGTCTGATTTGGCTACTTACTGCGACATGTTAAATTATGAGGGCCCTAATGAAGATCTAGATATATTTAGAGAAAAAATAGTATAATTTGGAACAATTTAATGGTGCAAAGCCTCTAAAGGCTATTAGTAAAGTACGTGCTTATGAGAAAGCTCTCTTAGAAATGAGAGGGAGAATGGATGGTAGAATTAAAAGTCTTGCAACTGCATGGCCTAAGTTTAATGATGCTACACTAAATGGTTTAGAGTGGAATACTCTAACTGTAGTTGGCGCTAGACCTGGTGTCGGTAAAACTTTGTTTATGGAGCAGCTTGTTACAGAAGTTATTGCTCTTAATCAAGATCAAGACTTTCAAGTTTTACAATTTCAATTTGAGATGCCTGAGAAAACTCTTGGTATGAGAGCATTCTCTGCTATAACTCAGAAAGATTATGGTGTCCTTCATAGTAAGTATGAACCTTTGGAAGAAGAGATTTATAATAAATGTAAACAATACACTAGTACACTAAACAAAAATAATAAGGTCTTTTCTATTTATAGACCGTGTACTGTTAATGAATTTTGCGCAAGTATAGATTATCATTTCAAAACTAATGTTAAAGAAGTTAATGGAAGTAAAGTATATCCTAAACTTTTAGTAACTGTAGATCACTCAGCTTTATTCAAAAGAGATAAGCATGAGAAAGATAGATTTGAAATGTTATATAATCTTGGTGAAGCGCTAACTTTTATGAAGAGAACGTATCCACTATCATTTGTTATTTTAAGTCAGTTGAATAGAAATATTGATGACCCTAAACGTGCTATGGAAGGTACATATGGTAATTATGTTTTAGATTCTGATTTATTTGGCGCTGATGCATTATTGCAACATGCTGATATAGTACTTGGTATTAACAAACCAGCTGCTAGAAAAATTAGATATTATGGCCCAGAAAGAATACAAATAACTGATCCAGAAACATTAGTATTTCATTTCCTTAAATGTAGAAATGGTGATACTAGAATAAGTTTCTTTAGATTAGATAGAGATACTATAAGAATAGTAGAAATGAATACACCAACACAAAATAACAAAATACAAATATGACTACAAGACAAGAGAATCAAAAGATTCTTATGGCAACACACTTGCCTACATTTAAGAGGTTGAAGATTGCTGACCCTTATTTTATTGCTAAGTCTGCGTGGGCTCCTCCAGGAGAAGCGCTAAAGATGCAATTCTTTCCTAATGAATTAAAACAAGGAAAGGATATCTATACAGAACTTAGTGATTTTAATGCAGTATCAGAAGATCCAACACACACATTGTATAAATTAAAGCATAATCCTTTTTATGCAGAAGAGTATCCTTTGGAGCAAAAGACTAGTAAGTCTGGTAATGATTATGAAGTATATGTAGTACCAATTGAAGAATTGCTTGCTATTGATAAGAAAACAGGTAAAGAGATACCTTATAATGCTTATCAAGATTATCTAAAAAATCCCCCTAAAGAAGAAGTAGAAACTAAACCTGCTGATTTTCCAAACTTTACTGAAGAGTATCTTGATGTAGGGTTGAAGAAGAAGGAAGAAGATGATCCTAAGTATGTTCCTTGGAAAGAAGATGAAGAAGAGATGAAGAATTTTCCAGATTGGTTAAATACTTTGGATAGAATAGCAAGCGCATTAGAAAAAATAGAAAAGAAAATAAAATGAGTATAGTACTTCCAACAAAAAAAGTAAAAGTAGAAAGAGTTAATCCAAAGAGATTAATAATTTATAGCAAACCTAAAACAGGTAAAACTACAGCATTTGCAGGCTTAAAGAACAATCTTATATTGGACTTAGAGAATGGCAGTGAGTATGTTGAAGCATTAAAGGTTAAGATTGAAAATCTTCAAGAGCTGCTTGATGCAGGTAAGGCCATAAAAGATGCTGATAAACCTTATGATTATGTTACAGTAGATACAGTAACTGCATTAGAAGCTATGGTAATGCCATTGGCTATTAAACTTTATAGAAAAACCCCTATGGGTAAAAACTATGATGGGACTGATGTAACTACGTTACCAAATGGTGCAGGGTATTTATATATTCGTCAAGCTTTCTTTCAAGTTTTAGATTTTATTGATACATTAGCACCCCATATTATTTTATCAGGTCATATTAAAGATAAAGTAGTAGATGATAAAGGTGAGATGGTTATGGCTGCAAACATTGATTTGACAGGTAAAATAAAATCTCTTATATGTGCTAATGCAGATGCTATTGGTTACATGTTTAGAAAAGGTAATCAGACAGTTATCAACTTTAAAAATAATGATAATGTAACATGTGGCGCTAGACCAGACCACTTAAGAAATGAAGAGATAGTAGTTTCTGAAATGAATGACAAGGGTGAGATAAAAACTCACTGGAATAAAATATATAAGTAATTATTAACAATTAAAACAAAAATCAATGGCTTTAAGTACAACAGATTTGTCCACAGGTAGTGGAAGTAGCGGAATGCCCAAAACATTTGGACCAGGAAATCATGAATTAAAAATCAATAGTGTAAGATTAGATGAATTTAGATTTATAGAAAATGCTTTTCATCTTATGTTAGAAATGGAAACTAAACCTATAGAAGGTTTTGAAGGGTTTATGATAGATAGAAATGATGAAAGCAAAGGTCATTATAAAGGTCAAATAGGTAGAGTAAAAGCAAGTCAATATGCATTTGCTGATGGAGAAACTAAATCAGGAATTAAAATTCAAAGAGATAGATCAATCTTAATGTTCTTAAAGAACTTATCTACTGCTCTTGGTATTACTGATTGGTTTGCAGAACAAGATGATAAGCATGAAACAATTGAAGATTTTGTAAAAGCTTTTAACGAAACTGCACCATATCAAGATAAATATTTATACACTTGTCTTGCAGGCAAAGAGTATGAAAATAAATCAGGTTACATTGCTTATGATTGTTGGTTTGCTAAAGCGCAAAATAGAAAGTATGGTTATGCACCAAATGCAGAAACTGTACAAACCTATGACGAATCAAAACATTTAAGAAAGATAGAGAACAAGCCAGTTGAATCTTTTGGAGATAATGATGATATAACTATACCAATGAAAACAAGTTCTGATTTCAACCTAGACTAGTAGAGCTAAACTACTAACTCAAGAGGGAGTCAGAAATGGCTCCCTTTTATTGTCTAAACTAATATTATGATTTCAATTAAAAATTTAATTTCTGATTTAAAAGATATACCCACAGGATGGCCTTTTGAACATTACTTAGGATTATCTGAAACACTTGATGGTCAAGATGTGAAGATAAGATCTATAGTAAATACAAGAGAGCGTACTCCTTCTATGTGTATTTACCTTAATGCTACTACAGGAAGATATTGTTTTAAAGATTTTTCTTCTGGTAATGGTGGTGACTCTGTTGAGCTTGTTAAAATTATTTTTAGCCTTACACGGGGACAAGCTGCTATGAAAATTATTCAAGACTATAATCAATATGTTCTAAACAATGATTGTAATCCTATACAAGAATATAAAGTTCATAGTAGATATAAGGTAACTGATTATGAGATCAGACACTGGACAACAATTGATCAAAAGTATTGGACTAAGTTTAACATTGGTTCTAGACTACTTGAGAAGTATAATGTGGCCCCGCTACAGTACTATGTGATGACTAAAGAAGATAATAATGGTAAGGAAAGTTCAATTACTATTAAAGGTCTTAGTCTATATGGTTACTTTAAAGATGATGGTACACTATATAAAGTTTATCAACCTAAAGTTTCTGATAAGAAATTTATAAAGGTTAAGAACTATATCCAAGGATCCGATCAATTGAAATATGATAAAAAGTATCTTGTAATTACATCTTCACTAAAAGACTTAATGACCTTTGAGAGACTTAAGTTAAATGATACAGAGTCAATTGCACCTGATAGTGAGAATACTTTGATACCAGAGAGCATGCTCAAAAGTATAATACCAAAGTATGAAAAGATATTTGTTTTGTTTGATAATGATGAAGCAGGTATTAGATCTATGAAAAGATATAAAGAGAAGTATGATTTTGATTACGTGATTCTAGATATGGAAAAAGATTTATCTGATTCTATTAAGCTACATGGTCTTGTTAAAACTAGAGAAGTTTTATTACCTCTATTAAAAAAATTAATATGAGATTAAAAGGAGAAATGATATGTGTAAGAGATGTTCTTACAGGAAATCAATATGAAAGTATACGTTTAGCTAGTCAAATGCTTAAAATTTCTGAACACAGAATTAGAAAAAATATGGATTCAGGTAAAGTTTTAAGACATAAAGGCAGGGCTTATAAGTTTGTAGAAAAAACTTGGGGTAATAAATCCACAAAAACAAGTATATATAAAGTGGCTAAAATGCCATTTGGTAAATATAAAGGCACAGCTATTTCTAGAATAACAGATAAAAGTTATTTAAGATGGTTGTTAGATAAAACAACTCTTGACAGCCGATTAAAATCTAAAGTAAGAGGAGTCTTAAATAAATTAAATGAAGCAAATACCCAAAAACAAACTGAATGGGATTAAAAAGTAGAATAAAAAAGGACATGTATCCTTGGAAAATGGAAATAGATTCTCCATTAAGTAAGTCAGGAAAAAGACTTATAGACTTTAATGAGAAGTTGATTCCAAAAGGTGCTGTAGGATTTGTTTACATGATGAACTACTTAGATAGTAAAAGTGGAATAATGTACTCTTATATTGGTAAGAAAAACTTTTACAGTAATAGAAAGAAAAAGTTTGGAAAGAAAGCGCTGGCTGCTATGACAGACAAAAGAGCTAAGAAGTATGAAATGGTCACTAAGCTAGACTATGAAAACTATTTCAGTAGCAACAAAGAACTAAAACAAGCATACAAAGATGGTAGAATGATATACAGAACCATTCTTAAGATTTGTTTTAGTAAAGCGTCTCTTACATATGAAGAAACTAAAGCGCAGTTTAAGTATGAGGTTTTAGAAAGAGATTATTATCTGAATGGAAATATATTAGGAAGATTTTATAAAGGAAAAATATGAATAAAGAAGTTTTAAAGAACTTATTAACTATGATGCGGTCAAGTGATAAAGACAATCACTATATGGCAATGCAAGCAATTGTAAATCTGGGAGATCCCACTACTGTAGTAGATGATTACAGAGAAGAGTTATTATTCTTATGGTTATATGGTAATCCTCATCTTGAGGATTGGGCGCCTGTAGATGTAAGAGTTACAAGACTATTTCGTGATTTAGTAAATAAACATAGACCCAAGGGAGTAGCTATGGTACATAAGCAAGATTTAAAGCTTAAAGAAAGATGGTTAGGTCATATGATAGGACCAAATGCTCGCATTAAAAAACCATGGGTAGCAGAGTTGATGATTGAAGAGATTATCAATGAGAAAAAGAGAATATTTAATGCTCTTGATTTTAAATACAAAGAAATCCAAGTAAACATAATACAATGAATAGACAAGATTCGCTAAGTAAAACATCAAAAGATTTGATGTTACAGGAACCCTATTATGGTTTCTTTTTATTAATGTTACACAAAAGTTGGAGTGATCAACTTCCAACTGCAGGTGTATGTAAAAATGGCATCAACTTTCAATTGATGATCAATGAAAAGTTCTGGACAGATTTGTCAGAAGAACACAGACTAGGTTTACTGAAGCATGAGTTATTGCACATAGCATTTCAGCATCTTACAACCTTCACTATGTTTAGTGATAAGAAGATGGCCAATATTGCAATGGATATGGAGATCAATCAGTATATAGATGGACACTGGTTACCTGAAGGTGGTATAGATATAAATGACTATCCTGATCTTAATCTAGACAAGAAAGCTGGTTCTAGATATTATTATGATAAGCTTAAGCAAGCTCAACAAGATAAGAAAGATACTGGATCCTGTGGAGATGATAATATGGACAAGCTGCTTGATGGTATGGAGCAATCTCAATGTAAAGTTACAATTGGAAAAGCCAGTGGTAGAGATGGAGACAAAGAAGTTGATATTCCTGATCATGAATGGGAAGAGTTTGAGAACATGCCTGAAGCTGAGAAGAAGCTTATTGAAAAGCAAGTTCAAAGAGTTATGTCTGAAGCTAAAGAGCAAACTCTTAAGAAGAGAGGTTTTGTTCCAGGTGAGATATCAGGTCTTATTAAGCTTGATGAAGTTATACCACCTAAATTTAATTGGAAAGCATATATCAGAAGATTTACTGGTATATCTACTAAGATCTTTACTAGAAAAGTTAGGAGAAAAGAGAACAAGAGATACTCTGACAATCCTGGTCTTAAAGTAAAGATGAGACAAAACATGCTTGTAGGTATTGATACTTCAGGTTCTGTTTGTGATGATGAATTGAAAGAGTTTATTAATGAGATACATCACTTGTATAAAGCAGGTGTTGATATCACAATTGCACAATGTGATTCTAGGATGCAATCTGTCAAGAAATATGATGGAAAGTTTGAGCTAGCAGTTGCAGGTAGAGGAGGTACAAGATTTGAACCTGTTCTAGAACTATTTAATGAGAAAAAAGAGTTTACAAGCTTAATCTATTTTACAGATGGAGAAGCTTGGACGGATGTAAAACCCAGGAAACCAGTTCTATGGGTATTATCAGAGAGATCTGAGTTTAATGATAGCTTACCAGGAAGACAAATTAGATTAGAAATTTAAATTAAAAAACAAAATGAGTAAAATCACACAATTAAACGTTGATGAGTTAAAAGGCTTTTTAAAGCATATGGTTACTAATAACCAGTATATTCAGAAAGAAGGTAAAGTACCTGTTGCAATAAACATTGAAGGTGATGCGGGCCTTGGTAAGACTTCTGCTATTGTCCAGCTTGGTAAAGAGATGGATATGGATGTTGTAAAGATTAATCTATCTCAGATAGAAGAATTAGGTGACCTTGTTGGTTTTCCTGTTAAAGAATTTAAGATTCAAAATAAAGAAGGTAAGAGTACTTGGATTATGGAGACTCAAATTGATGCTGCCATGAAGAAAGGTTACAAGGTTGTAGAAAAGCGTATGGCTCATGCTGCACCTGAATGGATTCAAGGTAGAACTGAAGGTGGTTTCTTGGTTCTTGATGATTACACTCGTGCTGATCACAGATTTATGCAAGCAACTATGGAGATCTTGGATAGACAAGAATATATTTCTTGGTCTCTTCCAAAGAACTGGCATGTTATCTTGACTACTAATCCAGACAATGGTGAGTATCAAGTAACTTCTCTTGATGATGCTCAGAAGACTAGATTTATCTCTACAGAAGTAAAGTTTGATGCTAATGTATGGGCTCGTTGGGCAGAGAAAGTTAATATTGATGGTAGATGTATCAACTTTTTGTTGATGAATCCTGAGATTGTAACACAGAAGGTTAATCCTAGAAGTATTACTACTTTCTTTAACTCTATTAGCTCTATTCAAAAGTTTGAAGATGAGTTGCCGCTAATTAATATGATTGGTGATGGGTCAATTGGTGAAGAACCATCTGCACTATTTGCTATGTTTATCAATAACAAGTTAGATAAGATTATCAGTCCTGAGCAGATTCTTACTAATGATGATTGGAACTATGTTAAAGGTTCTTTGACTGGTTGTATTGGTAAAGATGATGATTTTAGAGCAGATATCTCTAGTATTATTAGTACTAGGATTATAAACTTTGCTTTAATTACAGCTGACAAAGGTTCAGTACCTCAAAAGATGATTGATAGAATTATCTCTTTGGTAACTGACTGTGATTCATTTACTGATGACTTGAGATATTACATAGTTAAGGAGATCCTTAATGGCAACAAAGCCAAATTCTCAAAGCTAATGTTGAATCAAAAGGTGGTGAAGATGACTGTAAAGTAATCACAGGTAAAGCGGTTTCCTGTTTTGCAAAACCTTTAACAAATTAATTCAAAACTAAAGCGGTGTAAAAGCCGCTTTTTTAAACTAAAAAAAATGAGTATAACAAAAGTACCTTTTATTGCTTTATCAGCAGATATAGAAAGAGATGAGTATAATAAAATAAAGATAGGAGATGTCAGCACATCAACTACTGAAGTATTAAATGTAGTTAAAAGAAAAGATTATAATGAAAAAATACATGGTTTAAACTTTAATACAGCTAAGTGGACACCACAAATGAAAGATAAGATTTACTTTATGAAAGGATGTACAGTCCCAAGAATAAAGCTTAAAGACTTATCTGTAAAATATAAAATAAGAACTACTACTGACATAACTACAGCAACTGTTGTTGTTGGTAGTGATAGAGCTGGAGAAAAGCTATTTAAATCTACATGGATGCACAAAGTTCCTGCAAAAGTGTTCTTTGCTACAATTGAAGCTTTAAAAGAGTTGTCTTCTGACTTTGATGAGTATTATGTAGAACAGATAGAT